TGGTAGTTCCGCGAGCGCCTGTTCCACATTCTGGGTGGATTTTACGCAATTGGTTATACCTTGACCAATCATTATGAATTAAACTCATATGCTGGTTATATAGTCTAATATTAACATGTTGTTTATTTTTAAAAAAACGTGTGGGTCTAAAATTGAAAATTGTGAATAAGGCGGAGATGGCACAGATATTGGGTATAACTATGCGTACTTTTGATGAGCATTTACGCAGCGGTTGCCCGTTTAATCAAAAAGGTGGACGCGGAAAGGAATGGGAATTCGAAACGTCTGCTGTAATAAATTGGTCTAGGGATCGCGAGAAGTTAAAAAGTAGCGGTCTAGAAGACAGTAAAAAACGAAAAGCTGCGGCGGATGCTGAGCTGGCGGAACTGAAGGCGGGTAAGGAGCTTGGGTTGTATGTTGAGATTGACGAGGTTGTTAAATCGGTAGTTGAGGATTATATAATTATTAAGACTCAATTTTCACAAATCCCTAAACGGCTACCTCCTGTTTTGGTAAATGAGTCGCCCGAGGCGATGGCAAAGATTCTTAGCGAAGAAATAGGGGCTGTATTTGACAGTATCAAAAATAGATTTATCACAGAGCGCGGCAGTATTGCGGAGGCGGCTCAGGAATGCGGTATCGTACCTGATGCCCCCACCGAAATTAACTGTTAGTGAGTGGGCTGATGAATATCGGGTAATATCTCAAGCTAACGCGGAGCCTGGAAAGTGGCGTACTACCAGGGTCCCTTATCAGCGTGAGCCTATGGACCTTGTTTCGGACCCCTCGGTCCAGAGGATAACTTTAATGTGGGGCGCGCAAACTGGTAAAACCGACGGTCTTATCAATAACACTATCGGCTATTATATTCATCAGGATCCTAAGTCGATAATGGTTATGCATCCTACTCAAACAGATTTAAATACGTGGATTGAGGCCAAGCTAACACCTTTAATCAATGAGACGCCAGCTCTAACAGAGCGTGTTGCAAAACCCAGGAGTCGGGATGGTGTTAATAATAAAACGATGAAGGGGTATCCTGGTGGGTATTTGATGTTTTCGTGGAGTGGTTCGCCAAATACTCAGCGCGGGCGGTCAGCTCCTGTTATTTTGTGCGATGAAATCGATGGTTATGAATTTAATGCTGAAGGTGATCCTGTTCAACTGCTTTGGCAGCGTTCAGCAACTTTCGGCGATGCTAGAAAACTTATCGAAACGAGCACTCCCACTATAAAGGGCATCTCAAGAATAGAGAAAAGCTTTGATGCAAGCGATCAGCGTAGGTTTTATATACCTTGTCCCAGTTGTTATACAATGCAAATACTAAAATGGGGTAACGTTAAGTGGGTCAAGGATGAGTTGGGCGATCATGATCCTACAACGGCTTACTATCAATGCGTAGGTTGTGAGTATCATATTACTGATAGTGATAAAATAGTGGCTCTAAAAAAAGGAGAATGGAGGTCGGAAAAGCCTTTCAAGGGGCATGCTGGATTTCATCTTAACGAGCTGTATTCTCCTTTTCGTCGGTGGCGTGATATAGTCCAGAGTTTTATTGATAAAAAGCAAAGTGGTGATTTACAGAGTTTTGTCAATGTATCGCTCGCTGAAACGTGGGAGGAGGAGGGCGAGAGCGCAAATGATCATGAGTTATTTGCGCGGCGCGAGAAATACGATTATCAGGTTCCAGATGACTTTTGGGTTTTGACTGCTGGAGTTGACGTCCAAGACGACCGGTTAGAAATTGAGGTGGTAGCGTGGGACGATGAAGAAAGAAGTGCTAATATAGATTATAGGGTGATTTACGGCGACCCATCAGACAATCCAGGTGAAGGAATTTGGAAAGAATTGGATCATTTTTTAAATGGAACATATAATGGTAAGTATGGTGTTTATCAGATAGCTAGTGCCTGCGTGGATTCCGGTGGGCATCATACAAGCCGTGTGTATGACTACTGTAAAACGCGGCGTAAAAATCGTATTTTTGCTATAAAAGGGCGCGGCGGGGAAGGTTTGCCGATAGTCTCAAGCCCTTACAGGCGGGCATCAGGGCGCGAAAAGCGAAAAGTGGAGCTATATATTGTCGGCGTTGACGGTGTTAAGCTTACTGTTATGCGGAGGCTCCAGCTATCCGAGCCTAGTGCGCCAGGTTATTGTCATTTTCCAGAAGAACGGGACGCGGATTATTTTAAACAGCTAACAGCCGAAAAGCTGGTTACACGTTATAAGCAAGGGCAGGCGGTTAGGAGTTGGAGCAAGCCTTCCAATGCTCGTAACGAAGCGTTAGATTGTAGAGTATATGCGTTCGCAGCGCTTAAAATTTTGAATCCAGTTTGGTCTGCGTTGGTGACAGACCGGAGCTTCGGACAAGCTGAAGAGAAAGAAACGTCGGAAACGGCGGAGGCGGCGGAAACGGCGAAAGATACGAGGCCGTTAGATAAGATTGTTAATAAAAGAGCGAAGCGCTCAAACGTGAGGAGGCGGCGCGGTTTTGCGTCGAGTTGGTAAAGATGGCAGCAGAGATCCCGAAGGTCGAGCCAACAGAATTTAGGCTAGGCGACACACTCACGTTTAAAAAGTGGCTTGATGACTACGACCCGACGAACGACACGCTAACATATACACTGGTAACAGGTAATCATATTTATTCTATTGTTTGTACTGATAACGGAGACGGGTATTTTTTAGCTTTTGTTGCGGCGTCGGTTACCCAAACATGGACTGCTGGCACGTACAGCTACCAGGCGTATATAACAAGCGGCTCTGGTCGGTACACCGTCGGCAATGGCACAATAAAAATATTGCCAGACCTTACGCGCGGGGCTGTAGATACTCGTTCGCATGTTAAGAAGACATTGGACGCGCTAGAGGCTACAATGCAAGGTAGGGCGACCAATGACCAACTGAGCTATTCGATCAACGGTCGTTCTATATCAAAAATCCCTCTAACAGAGTTGATACAGTTTCATAGCCACTACTCGGCGCTATACAGGCAAGAGGTTCAGGCCGAGAGAATTAAAGGCGGCGCGGGTAAGTCTAATATTGTAAGGGTGCGTTTTTAATGTTTGGTTTTTTTAAAAAAAAGCAGGTTGAAGAAACGAAGGCGGAGCCTAAAAAAAAGGTTTACGTCCGTAATTATAACGCCGGTAAAACTGATTTGTTAACTGATGGGTGGAGCACTCAGCCCATGCCGGTTAATCAGGCTATACGGTTAAATCTTTCCGCAATGCGTGCGCGGAGTCGTGAGCAGGCTAATAATAATGATTATGTAAAACGTTTTGTTAAGTCGGTGCGATCTAATGTTGTCGGGCCTAAAGGCGTAACTTTACAGGTCGACGTTAGAAACAGTGACGGATCAGGCGACCCTTTAGCCAGTGAAGCTATTGAGCGTGCGTTCAGGGACTGGTCCAGAAAAGGCAATTGTGACGTGTGCGGTTCTGTGGGTTTTGCTGATATTCAGCGTTTAGTTATGTCTGGTATGGCCGTTGACGGTGAATTTTTGGCGCGTAAAGTTTTTGGCCGTGATGCTGGAAAATACGGATATCAGCTTCAGCTACTTGATCCTGAGTTACTTGATGTAACTTTTGATCAGGAGCTTGATGGTGGGAATTTTGTCTATATGGGGATCGAGTACAGCGAGTACGGTAAACCAGTTGCGTATCATTTGCTTGATCGGCATCATGATAGGGGCGTAAACGTCGAGTTCAGGCGCGAGCGCAAGCGTATACCTGCGGATCTGATTATCCATCTCTTTATTCCAGATTTAGTTCAACAAAAACGGGGCGTGCCTTGGACAGCTTCAGCGTTAAATCGCCTTAAAAACTTGGCTGGTTATGAGCACGCAGCGGTAGTTAATGCACGAGTTGGTGCATCTAAAATGGGGTTTTTTACACGCGGAGAAGAGGCAGGGGAGTACACTGGGGAAGAACAAAGCGATGGAAGCCTTGTAACTGATGCCGATCCAGGAACTTTTGAAGTGTTGCCTGATGGCTACGGTTTTTCAGCGTTTAATCCAGATTATCCGCATAGCCAGTATGCAGAGTTCACGAAAGCCTGTCTGCGTGGTGCTGCAAGCGGATTAGGCATCTCTTACAACACGTTAGCAAATGACCTCGAAGGCGTTAATTTTTCAAGTATCAGGGCTGGGGTTCTTGAAGATCGGGAAATGTGGAAAGAACTTCAAGAATTTCTAATCGAGTCTTTTTTGTTGGATGTTTTTGAGGATTGGTTGAGGATGGCGCTTTTAACGTCTAATATAAAAGTAAAAGGCAAGGCGTTAAATATCACTAGGTTTGATCGTTATAATTCCCCCCGCTGGATGCCTCGAAGGTGGGCGTGGGTTGATCCGTTGAAAGACTCAAAGGCTAACGAGTCGCTCGTATCGATGAATGCGGCGTCTATTTCTGAGGTGATTAGGGACCGAGGGCGAGATCCTGAACAGGTTTACAATGAAATTGCGCGTGATAAGGAAATCATGCAGGAATTGGGTATAAAATCAGAAGAGGTGTTGGGTAATGGTGACGGTCAATTTGGATCAGATCAAGGCGGAGATGGTGACGCGAACTCTTAAAATAGAGATTCGCGAAGCGAAAAAAGTTGAGGGCGAGGAAGATGACAGGTTGGTTGATGTTGCATTTTCTAGCGAGGAACCTTGTGAGAGATATTACGGCTACGAAATACTAGATCACGGCGCGAAATCTGTTAGGCTGGAACGCTTAAAAGATGGCGCGCCGGTTCTTTTGGGCCACGATTCAGACGATCAAGTCGGGGTTGTGGAAAATGCTAGGATCGATGGAGACAGGAAAGGTAGAGCCGTTCTTAGATTCAGCAGAAGTGGGCACGCTGACGAGATTTTAACGGATATTCGGGACGGGATACGCCGAAAAATCAGTGTAGGTTATCGCGTGCATAGTATTGTATTAGAGAAAAGCGACGAGTCTGGGGATGTTTACAGGGTCGATGATTGGGAGCCTTTCGAAATATCAATAGTAAGTATACCCGCAGACAATGTAGGGGCGGGTGTCGGTCGTTCAATAAATCAAGAGGGTGAAAAAATGTCGGGTAATAAAAAAGTTTCTGAAGAAGCTGTGGTAGGCGATAAAGTGGACGTGCAGGTTATCGCGAACGAAGCGCGAAAAAAAGAGGTTGATAGGATCAAGCAGATTGCCGCTTTTGGTCGAAAGTTTGATAATACAGAGTTAGCAGATAAGGCGGTCGATGAGGGTTGGAATGTTTCCGATTTTCAATCTCGCCTATTAGATGATTTAAGCGAGCGCGGCGGTTCTGGGGTAACTAAGGCAGAGGGCCCAGAGATCGGAATGAATGAAAAGGAAATGAAATCATTTTCTTTTTGTCGCGCTTTAGCCGCACTTGCTAATCCACAGGATCGGAGGCTACAAGAACGGGCCGCTTTTGAATTTGAATGTTCGCGTGCTGCTGCTGAAAAATACAAAAAAGACCCCCAAGGCTTAATGGTGCCTTACGATGTTTTATCTAAACGTGATCAGACTGTTGGAACGAGCACGGAGGGTGGTCATACAGTAGCAACTAATTTACTTGCGTCTAGTTTTATTGATGTTTTGCGAAATAGAACGGCGGTTGTTCAAAATAGTACTGTTTTTAATGGCTTGACAGGTAATATAGCTATTCCGCGTCAAACAGGTGAGGGTACGGCATACTGGGTAGCGGAATCTGTTGCGGTAACGGAATCTCAAGGAGCATTCGACCAGGTCTCATTGTCGCCTGAAACACTTGGTGGGTTCACCGACTTCTCAAGAAAATTATTTTTGCAGTCGTCTATTGATATAGAGGTTTTCATTCGTAACGAGCTTGCACGTGTACTCGCTATCGAGATTGACCGAGTATGTATTAACGGTTCAGGTTCTGGTAGTGAGCCTGAAGGCATTATGAATGTAACCGGCATCGGTGATGTTGCCGGAGGCACTGACGGGCTTGCACCGTCGTGGGATCATATCGTAGATTTAGAGACTGAGGTTTCACAGGACAATGCCGATATCGGGTCGCTAATGTATCTCGCAAATGCAAAGGCTCGCGGCAAGCTGAAAAAAACGCGGATAGAGGCGGGGGCACCTGAAATGGTTTGGGCTAACAACTCCTCGCTTATTAACGGCTACGGTACTATGATTACTAATAACGTTCCAAGTAATTTAACTAAAGGTTCGGGCACCAATCTTAGCGCGATTATTTTTGGTAATTTCGCCGATCTTTTAGTTGGTTTTTGGTCAGGGTTGGACATTTTAGTAGACCCTTACACAGCGTCTACGACGGGAGTGGTTCGCGTTGTCGCGCATCAGGATTGTGATATGGCTGTAAGGCATCCTGAAAGTTTTAGCGCAATGCTTGACGCAATCACGGTTTAAGCGTTAAAGCTTTGCTTTAAATGTAAAACTAAATAGAGGGGCGCGCCCCTCTATTGCTTAAAATGGAATAAGGGGATATAGATATGTGGGTAAAATTTACAGCAGGTTTTCAGGTGCGCGGTAAAAAAGGTGCCACTTATATAAAGGGCCAGGTCCGATACTTGCCTAGTTCGATAGCCGCCGAGGCGATAGATATAGGGGCTGCGGAGGAGACTTCGGCGCCGAAACTTTCTAGCCAACAAGGCTCGGTAAAAAGATAATTATGGCATTCTCTGAAGACTTGAGCGTATTTTTTAATACTGATGATTTCGCAGTTAATGCGGTCAAGTCTGACGGTGTTACAAATGTCGTGGGTATATTCGATATAGAGCCTGTCCAACAAGATGACTTTATATCTAATGAGCCTACTTTTTTAATTAAGCAAAGTGACGTTTCCTTGGTTCCACGTGGAACGGTTCTGACTATAAATGGCTCTACATATACAGTTAAAAACTTAGTTAGAGATGAAGAAAAGTTAATTAAATTGGTGCTTCAAAATGGCTCATAAAGCAGAGCAGATACTTTCATCAATCAATACCAGTATAAACACAATTTCAGGCGTAACGGCTGAGCGCTCTAGGTTTTACGCTCTAGAATCTGATCAGGTTCCTTTTGTTATTGTGCGGCAAGGCGTTGATTCGAAGCAATCAGAATATGGTAACGCTTTTGTTGATAGTCTTCTGCGCGTTAACCTCGTAGTTTTTGTTGATGAGTCTTCGAATGATTTCGAGACGGCTTTATCCGGTATTAGGAAAGATATTAATGTAAAACTGCTCACTGATCACAGTTTAGGTCTCTCTTTTGTAATCGATACAGACGAGGCCGAGGCGGCAGAGCCAGAAATAATCGAAGGTAATCAGCCGCGAGCAATGCAGATTTTAAGCTATGATGTTTTGTATAGACGTGATCGTATTAATCCAGAAAATTGAGGTAAAATGTTATGTTGACAAGGCGTGAAGTTGTGGCGGCGAAAGTCGAAACCACTTACAGGACGGATTCTAGCCCAGGTGCTAGTGATGCTATATATGTTTTAAATCCGACATACGGAAGCGAGGCGAACATGATAGAGCGTTCGTCGGGTGTTAAAGGCTCGCTTGCACCGTTCCAAGATATTTTTGGCGGACGCTTAGCAACTATATCTTTTGACGTAGAGGTTAAGCATTCGGGCACTGTAGATACCGCGCCTGAAATAGGCACTCTGCTGAAGGGTTGTGGTTTTGCTGAAACGGTTAACGCATCTACTAGCGTAGTCTATGAACCTGTTTCTACTGGTTTTGACTCGCTTACTATACTCTACTATCAAGACGGTAAATTAAAAAAATTGTTCGGGGCGCGTGGGTCTGTTTCATTTGCTGGTTCAGCGGGTGGGCTTTTGTTGGCGTCGTTTACGTTTACGGGGCATGACGGTACTATAACGGACTCAGCTATTATATCGCCAACTTATGATTCTAGCGTTCCGCCTGCCATACTTTCTAGCGGTTTTGACTGGGCGGGTGAGGGTTCATCAAATCTTTCCTTAGAAAACTTTGCGTTGGATATGGGGCTAGAGATTTCAAAGCCCAAAAACATGAACGAGTCCAACGGCTACGGCGAGATACTTATTACGAGTAGAAAAATCACTGGAACGTTCGACCCGCTCGATGTCCTAGATGCAACGATTGATTTCTACAGTCAGTGGGAGGGCGGCACACTTGGCGCTATCTCTTTTGATATCGGCACGGCTGGCGGTAACCAGGTTGCGTTCAGCATGCCTAAGTCATATATAACCGGCATAAGTGAGGGCGACAGAGAAGGCCAACGAATGCTAGAAATTAGCTATGCATCAGTTGAAAACACGTCAAACGGTGACGATGATTTGACAATCACTTTCAATTAATTTTAATTTAATTAGGAAAATAGAATGGCTATAAATGCTCATACACCTTTAGGACCATTTGATTACACGTGCAAAGATGATGTAAGCGACCCTACCATTTTTAGGCTTAAGGGGCTTGATAGTGAAGCGTACAGTGACGTTCTTTTTGATTTGCGCGTGGATTGTGACGACCTTGTTTTTACTCATAACGGCATAGTTAAAACGCTTAAATATGGTCTTATAGGGTGGAAAAACTTTACGCACCCATTCTTGCGTGAAAATTTTGGCTATATCCCACCTGGTGTCAGGACGGAGCTTGCTTACAAAATTATAGAGGCCAGCAAGGCGGGAGATGACGTTATAAAAAAGTAGTCGCGGCGCTTGCTGTATATCGGCACCCAGAGCGTTTTGATTGCGGGGCATGTGATTGGGGTAAGCGGTGCAACAGGTTTTCGGACAGTAACGGGCCGGCAGATTTCCCTATGTTCGCATATGAGGCAGGCGGCGTTAAGGTTGAGTCGAACAGTTGTTTTTTACCTGATATCACTGCGACAGATAGAGGTTTTATTTCGATGTATGGACACTATAAAAACGGCGTACTGTACCGCGGCGGCGGATACAGTAAACAACCTAACTTGTATTTAGAAATTATGGGGTTCATAGACCGGTGCCTAAACAAGAATTCCGAATAGCGGCAAAAGATGATACACGGCGTGCTGTAGATTCAGCTAAGAAAAACTTTTCAGGATTAAATAAATCCATAGGCTCTGCTAAAAAAGGGCTGATAGCGTTTGGCGCGGCTGTAGGCGTTGCTAAAGTATTTGAGCTAACAAAAGAGACAGCGGCAGCAAAAGATGAACTAGGTAAAATGGCTGGTCAGCTAGGGTTGACTGTTGAGCAGCTGTCGCGGTTTCAGTTTGTGGCGGAGCGGTCCGGTATAAAGTCTACAGAGTTCAACGCTTCGCTTCAGCGAATGGAGCGCAGGCTGGCAGAAGTCGCGGCAACTGGTAAAGGTGAGGCCGTTGGCGCGTTAGACGCGCTCGGCGTGTCGATAGATTCGCTTAAAAAATTATCTCCTGATGAGCAGTTTTTAAAGCTTTCTGATGCTATGGATGGCGTAGAAAATCCATCCGAAAAAGTCAGGATTGCGTTCAAATTGTTTGATTCTGGCGGCGTCAAAATGATTAGAGCGATGGAAGGCGGTAGCGAAGCTATAAGAGGCTTAATGCGCGAATCCGACCGGCTCGGCGGCACGCTTAGCACTCAAGCCGCAACAGATTTTGCCAGCTTTAATGACTCTTTAACAAATTTAGATACTGCTTTTGATGGCTTGAAAATAAAGATATCATCTGTTGTGGCTAAGCCGTTAACAAAGTTTTTCAATTTTCTAGCGTTTGCTATCCCTGATGCTGCTGGAACTTCTGTAAAATCGCTTGAAGAGCTTGATTCAAAAATATCTGATTTAGATTCAAGAATAGCAGGCGGAGAAAAGTCTAGAGGGCAGCGTTTGAGGAGGAACCTTTCAAGCCTGAAAAGCGAACGGGAAGAGATAGTAAAAAATCAAAACGAGATAAAAAGGCAGACAGAATTTAGGCGTGCAGCCTCGGCGGAACAGTTAAGGATTCATCAGCTCAATCTGGCCAAGGCAGCAGATGAGCGCGAGCTGGAGCGCGAGAAAACGACAGCGGATAGTGCAAGGTTAAACATGGTCCGAAAATACCAGGACTCAATAGTAACCTTATCGGAGGATATACAGGCGGTTACAGATTTGAGTCTTCCCGCGCTAATTGAAGAGCGTGCGATAGATGACTTAACCGGCAAGTACGCAGCTATTCAGGATGCCACTATTGAGCATCAAATGATTCTTGATGGTGTTCACGCTGAGCATATACAAAAAAGAAATGAGTACGAGAAAGCAACATCGGCTCAAAAAACCGCGTTTGTAGTAAAAGATTTAAGCACAATAACTGGCGCTTTCGCTGGTCAATCTAAAAAAATGTTTGAAATAACCAAGGGTTTATCGATAGCAGAAACTTTGATAAATACTTACAACTCAGCAACCTCAGCATATAAAGCTATGGTTGGTATACCGTTTGTTGGGCCTAAGTTGGCGGTAGTTGCGGCAGCGGCAGCAATAGCGGCGGGTAAGGCCAATGTGGATCAGATACGCGCTCAAAAATTCCAAGGTCAGGCTCATGACGGCCTTGACTTTGTTCCAAGGACGGGTACTTTTCTTCTTGAGCGTGGGGAGCGTGTTGTTAAAAAAGAAGATAATAAAAAGTTATCGCAAGCCATTGATAATGGCCTTGGCAGCGGTGAGCTTACTGTAAATTTTAATATCAGCGCTTTAGATTCGAGATCAGCTACAGATTACATAGTTGATAATCAGAATATTATCATTTCCATAATACAAAACGCCTACACTGATCGTGGCCGAGCGGGGCCGCTGGGGTAATTTATGTCTGGCAATTTGGATTTAAACAGTTATAGCGTAAGATCGTTTGAACTAACAAGCGAACAACCAACAATGGTTAGTATGTCGCAAAGCGGCGTTAGGCAGGCACGCAACGTGGGCGCTCACGTTTGGAAAATAACGGTTGATATAGACAAGATGGAGCGTGCAGATTACCAAGCGCTATACGGATTCCTAGTTAGTCAAAAGGGGCGTTCTAGCACTTTCACAGCGCCATTTATTACGCACGATGCGCCGATAGGTACAATAACAGGCTCCACCGTTTACAGCAGTACCGTTAATGATAACGAAATCATAATTGACGTGGTTGGTACCGGTACGACGTTCAAGGCGGGCGACGTGTTCACCCTTGCAGGCGACGAAAAAGTCTACATGTGTACAGAGGATACTACAGAGGGCGCGGGAACCACTGCCAATAAGATGGTTATTAAATTCGAGCCAGCGTTGAGGAAAACACCTGGCGCGGCAGCGGCCTTTACTTACAACAATGTCGCGTTTACTTGCGCCTTAGATGACAAAAAGATAGGTTTTGTTAGGCAGGATAACAAAGTGGCTGGCCTTAAATTTAGCCTTGTGGAGTCGTTAACCTGATGGGTATATCCAAGTATGGCCGAGAGACGAATGAGCCGGCTAATTACAGCGCTTATCAATCCTTCCATCTGATTGATTTAATGTTAGACACACCAGTCTATATGACTAGCGCCTACAAGGATATTGTTTACAGCGGTAACACCTATTTACGTTTGGGCCACTTGCTCAGCATTGGTAGAATAACCGAAAACGCCAACATGACAGCGTCAAGTGTAACCATCAATTTATCGGGTGTTGATCAATCGTTTATTTCAACCTTTTTGGGTTCGTCGGTTACCAACAAAGTGGTTAATATTTATTTTGGTTACATAGATAGCGCGGGTGATTTTTACGACAATTCTCCCAACAGTAACCCGTTGAAACTATACAGCGGCTTTATTGATACGTTTTCGATCAGCGAGACGCCCGACAGTAAAAGCACGATATCTTTGAAAACCGCCAATCATTGGAGTGTTTTTAACCGTAAGTCTGGTCGTCGCATAAACGACGAGGACCAGCAATACTACTACCCAGGTGACCGTGGCCTACAGTACGCTGCGGAAACGGTCAGTGATTTAAAGTGGGGTACTGAGGATGTCTGAAACAGCGTCTTTACAATCTGAAATAGAGCGTGTCAGTCAATCCATACCGGACTTAGAACCGGAAAGCTTAATAATACAGAATACTATTTTTGACGGTGTTGATGATGAGGTTATTACCACTCCAGAAGATGATGTTTACATATCGGATAATGATAAAGTTAAAGAGAACATAACAACCAACACTAAAAAACTACCTGTTGTTTACGGGCGCGGCGTATTGGTAAAAGGCGTTACTGTTTTCACAGGGGTTAGCGGCACCAGCAATGAGTATTTGCATTTGGTTAGTGTGTTTTGTGAAGGCGAAATCTCGGCATTCAATACCGTTTATATTAACGACATAGCGACCACTGATAGCTACTACAGCGGATTAATAACGAAGACTGAATACAAGGGTGAAAGCGGTCAAGCTGCCGACACAGACTTAATAAACGCCTTTGGCGGTATCGGATGGACTAGCAACCATCGGTTGCGCGGTATTGCTTACACCCACCTGAAAATACTTTATGACGAAGAAAAATTTAAGCGCTTTCCAGTGGTAACGGCAGACATTGACGGGCGATGGTATGACGACGGAGGGACACCGCGCTGGACGCCTAGCTGGTTAGTATATGACTACCTTACTAATGCGATTTACGGCGCAGGCTTGAGTATACCCTCTACAAACTTCGATCATGCCGACGATAGACTCGCGCAAGATACCAGCGTTACGGACAATACAGCCGACTCGGGGACTATTGACGAGTATTCAATAAACGCAATTATCAAAACCGAAAACACGCTACTCAAGAATTTAAAAGAAATGTGTCAGGCGTTTTTTGGTGGTGTTACGTATCAAAACGGGGAGTACGTACCGTGGATCGGCACAAACAACAACCGGACAATAACGAGCACAATAGATGAAGATGATATTTTGATGAATAGCATTAAAATATCACAACCGTCAAGGCGGTCACGTTATAACGGGGTCAAAGTCGCTTTTGTAAATAAAGATAAAGACAGTAAATCTTATATCTATACTAACGTGGTTAGCTCATACGTTACAGAAGATGGTGGGCTGGAGAACATTAAAGAGGTCTCGCTAAAAACCGACAACGACCCGGACAGGGTGAAGCGCTGGGCTGAGGTCTATCTGAAAAAATCTCGACAAGGTTTAATGTTCGAGTGCATGCTAACGCCCAAGTGGATTTACGCCGAAATAGGTAGAATTTACCAGATAACCCACACAACGCCAGCTTGGACGAACAAACAATTTCAACTCGTTAAACTGACCGTAAGCAATGACCTATCAGTGAGTGCGGTATTTATAGAGTGGAATAGCTCGACGTATGACAGCACCACGCCCGGCAAAGAAGAGGCGCAACCAGATACTAGTTTGCCCGATCCATATAGCGTATCTAATCCGCTAATAACATCGGTTACAAGCGGCACCAGTGACCTTTTACAGGCCGGTGATGGCTCGATCGTGTCGCGCATTAATTTACAGTGGTCGCAACCAGCTGATCAATTCATAAGCCATTATGAAATACAGTTTAGGAAAAACGGCGATGCAACCTATTTGAGCAGCGCGCCTGCGGTTGGTGCTACAACCACACAGGCGTATATAACAGGCGTTGAAGATGGGGCCACTTATAGCGTAAGAGTTAGAGCGGTTAATAATTTTAGAGCGGTCAGTGATTGGGACACGACAAGCCACGTAGTGGTTGGTAAAACTCAAGCGCCTAGCGATGTTACAACGTTCCAAGTCTCGGAGCAGGCTGATAGAACAAGGGTTTATGAGTGGACGCACACGGCGCCGGATATTGACTTGGCAGGTTATCGCGTAAAATACCACGCCACGGCCTCCACGGCGTGGGCTAGTATGACCCTGTTGCATCCGGTCGGGCTTCTAACGTTTTCGCCGTGGGAAAATAATTTACTTACTGCTGGGACGTACGATTTTGCGATAAAGGCAGTTGATACCAGCGGCAATGAATCGACAAATGAAAAGCGCGTTCGAGTAACGATCAGCGACCCACGCGAAGGCGCGGCGTTCCTAGTTGTTAATGCGCACGTTGAAGGATGGCCTGGAACGCTAACAGATTGCTTTATAAGCGGCGCAATACTTGAGGCGGATCTAACCCAGACGTGGGACGGTTTAACGACGTGGGACGCTTATAACGAGTGGGCCGGCTCGGGCGCGTCGGATATGACCTATGAACATGACCCGGTCAACCTTGGTTCGAGTACCACTTTCAAGCTAGACTCAAGCAGCAATTACAACGGCGACACAGTGACATTCAGCGAAGCGCACAGCACCGACGGAGTTAGCTATTCGAGTTTTACAACAATAAACCCGGCTACCGAAATAACCGCGCAGTATGTTAAACTAAAGATCAATGTTACAAAATCAAGCGGCTCAGCGGCAACGATAAGCACTTTCAAAACCAGTTTTATAACAGTATAGGATTAGCTATGGTTTGGCCTACAGATGACCTAACAACAACCCACCTGGACGCAGGAACAGACGATCCTGGGCAAGCACGCGCAGAGATAAAGGCTTGTGTTGATAAATTAAAAACCGTGTTGGGTGAGGTGTCCAGTGGCGCCACGGTGTGGCACTCAGGCAACGATGGTGGCGGATCGGGGCTTGATTCGGACTTGCTAGACGGGCAACAAGGTTCATATTATCGAAACGCGAGCAACATAAACGCGGGTAAAATAAATAACGCTTATGTTAACACTGGTGCGGGTAACGGGCTTGATTCAGACCTACTAGACGGGCAACACGGAACCTATTATCAGAACGCTAGTAACCTTAACGCTGGATCAATACCAGGTGCTCGTATAGCGGCAAACACTATATCTTCATCAATGATACAGTCAAGCGCCGTAGGGCAATCTGAAATAGCAGCCGGTGCTGTGCATCAGAGCGAGCTTGACACTACTTCGGAAGAAGATAGCACCAGCTCAGCATTTGCTCAATTTACTACATCAGCTGGAAAGTACGGTTTTTCTCCAAGAGCGCGGTCTAATTCTTCATACACAGGTAACTTCCACGTTGGTGCCGGTATGGACGTGTTCGGCTCGGCATCAACAAGACAGGATAGTAATGCTATAACAGCAACCAATACATCGTATATAACGATCGGAGAGTCAGTGGGCACTGTTATTTACGCAGAGACTACATATGTGACTGCTTCGGGGCCGTATGATATTGGAGATGGTGAGATACCTTTGTTTTGCTTTGTGCTTTTGAATAGTAATTCAGAGATTGTATCTATACAAACATCAATTACTCCACCGTGGGCATATAATGGGCCAACAGATATAAGGCCGGATAGATTATTACTGGATGCCGGCATTATTAGAAAATTTAAAAATATAAAAAGCATAAATGAGTTAACGGGCGATATTGTAACTAATGAAGTAGAAATAACTATGTCAATGAAAAACGCCGATATGGACATAATCCCACATCCCTTTTCATCGATGAGCGAAAGCGATACCGTGATAATACTTGACCCGCCCGATACCTTGTACCTTAGCGAACTAAAAAACTCTAATGAGTCTATAAACGAGCTTTTACACAATGACTACCTGCGTTTAGATAACGCCACAATAACTAGAGCTACCCCCAACGGAGTAACACCGTCGAAATTTAAATGGAAAAACACAGTAAAACGCGCAGGCGAGTCGGTCGAGGACAGGCGGTTGCAGCGTGGACCTTTTACCCCACCTACCCCACCTGCCCCGCCTACCCCGTAAACTTGAGGCTGATTTAAATGAGAAAAATATCTAAAATAGTCGTACACTGCACAGCGACAACACCGTCGATGAATGTAGATGCCGAAACCATCCGGCAGTGGCATACAGCTAAACCACCAAACGGGCGAGGCTGGTCTGATATCGGCTACCATCACGTGATACTTAGGAACGGGCTGATAGAAAAAGGCAGGCCAGAGAGCGTAGAGGGCGCCCACTGCTCGGGACATAACGAGGACTCGTTAGGGGTGGCGTTAGTCGGCGGGTTAAATGATGCCTACTACCCTACTTTTAACTTTACGTTTCTCCAGATGCATTCACTTAAAAATCTGTTAGATAAATTAGTTATGACGTACCCCTCATCTATAGTTTACGGTCATAACGACCTCTCAAGCTATAAAACGTGCCCAGTTTTTAATGTAAAAGAATTTTACTACTGCTGATTAGTTGCTACAATTTAGTTTCAACCAGAATTTAAAAGGTTTTTTTCAAATGCTAGAAACTGAATTAAGTAATCTAATAGCATGTATCGAAGATATAAAAGAAAAGCTGGAAAACATTCCAAGCCTACCTAGCAACACCGAGGCAGAAGTAGAGCTAACCTCCATGGCCGTTAGAGACATAGCGATAAAATTAGTTCATTCAGACGTTAATAATTCATCAAAAATCACTGACATACTATCAAACTACAATGTTGACAGATTTGAACTGCTCGATAAAAAGCACCTCAAGTCAGTTGAATCAAAGCTAAGGGCCTTACAGTGACAGCGCACGCGAGATTATCAGCGAGCAGCGCGCACAGATGGGCGCGGTGCCCCTACTCTATCACAGCCGAAAAAGACATTCCTAACACCTCAAGCGCAGCATCAATAGAAGGCACTTGCGCTCACGAACTAGCGGAAATATGCCTACCTGAGAAGCTGGACCCACGCGATTACATAGGTACAGAGGTCGCCAATCACGTAGTAGATAGCGACATGGCGGACCACATTCAAGGCTACATAGACTATATATACAGTCATGGAGTTGGGAGTTCTGCGCGCTTTTATGAGTTGCGCGTATGCTACGCTCACGTAGTCCCCGACGGGTTCGGAACGTGTGACTGCGTAGTTATATCTGGCGACACGCTACACATTATAGACTTAAAGTACGGCATAGGTGAGCACGTAGAAGCGAGAGAGAACTACCAGCTTTTACTTTACGCTATAGGTGCTATGCAGTATTTTTCCTGGATAAACTTTAGCTATATAAAGATGCATATATATCAGCCAAGGAAAAACAACGTCGACTCGTGGACACAAGCGGCTAGTGATTTTGTTTTGTGGCGAGAGTTTTTCTCAACGAGAGCTATGGAGACATACAGCGATGACGCACCCGCCCTGCCCTCTCCTAAAGGGTGTCACTGGTGCAGAGCACGCGGTGAATGCGTAGAGCTGGCTAAATACGTAGAGCAGCGCGTAAAATTCAAGGACGCTATAGAAAAAGACAGAAAGACAGACTTAGAATATAGTGAGGCGGTTTTTAAGGACAAAAAGGTTATCGAGTCTTTTTTGAAAGCGAACGAAGAGCGCCTAAAAAACGCGCTTGAGATGGGCATCAAGTTTGAAGACGTAAAGCTGGTTAAGCGTAGAGCGGTTAGACGTTTTGAGGATGACGACTTATTAAAAGAGGCTTTAGAAAACCAGATAGGCGACAAAGCATATAAAAAGGAATTAATAAGCGTAAGCAAGGCGGAAAAAATCATAGGTAAAAACAGGTTTAAAGAACTGGGCTTTTCTTCTTTTGTTGTTTATCCGGATATAGGAACAGCCGTGGCTCTATCAAACGACAAAAGGAAAGAGGTTAAAATTAATATTATTAACGGAAGTTTTGAGGAGATAAAACAGAATGTCTAAAAAAGAAGGTACCGCACGTTTCCAGATAAAAAAGGTTAGGTTGTCTTACCCATCATTATTTAAAAAAGCGAAATTTGAGGGGGTAGAAACAAAATACGAAGCAACATTTTTAATACCGAAAACGGACCATCAGCTAAAAGAGATTAGAAGGATTTTGGGCGACGCAGCAAGCGCATATTTTGGAGACCCACTACCCGCTAAGCTTAAATGGTGTATACAAGACGGAGACGCAGAAGACAGGGACGGTTACGAGGGATGCTACAGTCTTAAAGCGGCCAATCCAGACCGACCAAACATTGTCGGCGCAAGGCGCGAGCAGCTATGTGAAGATGATAACGTAATATATGCAGGATGCTACGTTAACGCTATTATTCAGCCGTGGATACAAGATAATAAATGGGGTAAAAGAGTTAACTGCAACCTGTATGGCGTCCAATTTCACTCAGACGGTGAGCCATTCAGCAATATTCCTGATGTATCAGACGAGTTTGATGACATCGGAGACCCCGCAGGGAAAACGTCGGGCGACCTTGACGACATTCCTTTTTAAATGCGCGAGTCAATAATAGAGGGCAAGGTCTCAGCGTATGCTAAAAAACTCGGATGGTTAACTTTTAAGTTTTCCAGCCCGAGTTTTAGGGGCGTGCCGGATCGAATTTTCTTAAAAATGGGGGCTGTTATTTTTATAGAGTTTAAAGCAACAGGTAAGCGGCCTTCAGCCCTGCAAGCTCGAATAATAGGGATGATACGTCGAGCCGGGTTTGCCGTTTACGTCGTTGATAATATTGAAGAAGGCGAAGAGGTTTTTAATTTTTACAATATGAAAGATTATTAAGCCCCTATGCTATCAAGAGCCAACCTTCACGACTACCAAGTACAGAGCTACAGACGGATTATAGAAACTGAAAAAATAGCTCTATGGTTAGACATGGGGCTAGGGAAAACAGTAACAACTTTGACAGCGTGCGCCGATTTGCTTGCTATAGGAGACATAAAGCGCGTCTTGATAATCGCCCCCCTACGTGTTGCTAACACTGTATGGCACAAAGAAATAGAAAATTGGGAGCAATTAAAGCATCTAACATACTCAATAGCGACCGGCCAAAAAGCAAAAAGAGTGAGGGCGCTATCTAAAAAATCAGACATAACGATAGTTAATAAAGAATGCGTGGAGTGGCTTGTTGACACACACAAGAAAGACTGGCCATATGATATGGTTGTTATCGATGAATCCAGCTGTTTTAAATCACATCAAGCAAAACGCTTTAAGGCGCTAAAACGCGCATCCAAATACATCCGAAGAATGATACAGTTAACCGGCACGCCTGCGCCTCAATCGCTAGCTGACGTTTGGTCACAAATTTATCTGCTAGACGGCGGTTCAAGGCTGGGACACAATATAACAGCATTTAGAGCTAGATATATGCAGCCTGATTTTAACGGCTACGGCTACAATATGCTACCAGGATCAAGTCAAGCGATATATGACGCTATTGAAGACATAGCCATAACGATGACAGCAAAAGATTACCTTGATCTACAGCAACTAGTTGTCTACACTATCAGCGTACCCGTGAGCATATCATCAATGCTGCACTACACGACGCTGGAGAAAGAGTTTTTTTTGGAGTTAAACAGCGGAGATATAACAGCAGTTAATGCGGGAGTGCTCGCGGGTAAATTGCTGCAACTATGCAACGGTGCATGCTATATAGATGAGAGTAACGGCTCTTACAGTGTCGTTCACGACGCTAAAATTGACGCCCTAAAAGAGATTGTGTCAGATAACAGCGGCGAGAACATACTGGTTGCATACAACTTTAAGAGCGACAAAGAGAGGCTCACCGAAGCTTTTCCAAACGCTGTCGTGATGGATAAGAACGGCGAGTGCGTGGATAGTTGGAATAGAGGAGAAATAAAAATGCTACTGGCCCACCCTGCTAGCGCGGGACACGGGTTAAATCTTCAGTTCGGCGGGAGTATGATTGTCTGGTTTGGCCTTAACTGGTCGCTTGAGTTATACCAGCAGTTCAACACGCGAGTATACCGTCAGGGACAAAAAAACACGGTAAGGATTGTACACCTCGTTGCAACGTGCGAACGGAACGGTAAAAAGATTGAACTTATAGATGAGCGGGTCCTGCGCGCTTTAAACAGTAAATCCGAAAATCAAAACGAATTAATCGAGGCTCTAAAGTGCGACTAGAATACAAAAGACCACGAACAATAAAAGTACCTAAGCGTACAGCCGATGGAAAGCATGTAACGCCGGTTGGAGTAATAAGCGGCAGCACTCAGGATTTTTTAGATATAGTGTCAATGATGCCATGCGTTTACGCCGACATTAAACAGTTAAAACTGGATGCTAAAAAGGTGCATTCAGAGATTGAATTAAATGGACTCAAGATAAATTCAGATAACGTACACAAATGTTTTGAGAGCCTAAAAGAATCGCGCTAGCGATAAAAGTAGAGACGCGGATGGGCCGCGCCTCTTCGTTAACACAACCTGGAGAGAAAAGTTATGTCAACAGATACATATAATAGCACACACACAAACACAGTGTCATCACCTACCGGTTTTATGAGAGCTTACGTATTTTTAGCAACAATCCTTGCTGCTGGGGTCTCTTTTTGGTTTGCGTACACTTTCGGCAAAGCTATGTCTGACACTTACGCTATAGCTATAGCGTTAGCTACAATATGTCTAACGTTGATTTATTCAAGATGGCTATCCCCTTCTGCCCTTAATTTATGTAAGAGCATTGCAACCTACGGACTAATATTTTTTACAATTTTGACCGGCCTAGGCTATTACGCTATGACAGCGCAGGAGAAAAAACACCCAGCACTAGCTGAAGCACGGCTCGCGATTGTTGACGCACAAGCTTACAGAGCAAAAACGTATATAAAAGATGATTTTTTTATGTCCAACAATCAAATGGGAAACTCTGCTATGCAGAGCGAAAGGATCAGTGACGCTACAAAAGACGTAGCTATAGCTAGACTACACTACCAAAACTTGATAGCGAAACTGGGCGAGTACGAAGTTGGCCCTTTCGCTATCCTCGGCTGGCTCGCTGCTCTAAATATTTTCAACGCTGAAACCTGGGGGCTGATAATCGGCACCCTTTTAGCCGTGGTTCTGTGCTGTAATGAATTGTGTATGGGGGCCCTTTTCACGGGTAGGCTTGACCTAAACGGCAATGTAGTAAATTTGGGAAAGTAAGACGCGCTACAGCATACACTACAAGCGCCGACAGTGTCGGCGCTACTGATAGCGCGAACGCTACAGATTCACTACTATTTGGCGCAAATAGTAGTGAATCTGTAGCTGATGTAGTAGAAGAGGAGCCTGTAGTAGAGGAGCCTGTAGCTGATGTAGCAGAGGAGCCTGTAGCAGAGGAGCCTGTAGCTGATGTAGCAGAGGAGCCTGTAGCAGAGGAGCCTGTAGCAGAGGAGCCTGTATCAACGCGTAGAACAAAACGTGTAGCTAAACGCAAAACAGGAGCTGAACGCGACAAGTGCGCGCTTGTACGGCACGCTATTTTAGCGCACGAGATAAACGGTGATCGATGGAGCTATAAAAAGTTGTCAGATACATTTTCGGTCAGCGAGTCGACTGTAAGAGACATAATTTTAGATATGTCAAAAAACAGCGAGCTTGAGAAAGTAGGCAGAAAATGGGTGATCACTGATGAATGCCGAAAATTAATATTGGAGGACTAAGCTTGAAGTTAAGCGCGATTCTAGCAGGATGGTTTATGTTAGTTATTTCTTGGCATGCAACAAAATATGGCTATGCTGAGCTAGGTATCGCGCTATACATAAGTATGTGTATATTAATGGCGGCAGAAGTTATAGCGCACAAACGAAGGAAATTAAAGGGGTAGAATCATGTTTAAGTTAATACATAAAAAGATACTAATGTATATGAGTGATAATGTTAATAATCTTTTAAAAGAGGGTATCCTCTCCAGAGAGATTGACGAACTTATAAATAAAGCCGACAATGACACAAAGAATGTATTTAAAAAAATGATTAACGACAAAGAAAAATCCAATTTGATGAATGCGTTTTTTGCTGTACATTTAGTTAGAAAATATAGAGAGGTATTTGATATTATACTTTATGAAGTTGGTGTGGGGATATGGGAGGACGCGCTCCACCTGGAGACTGAGAGAGTAAATAAAAATTACAGAAAGGGATTTTCAGCGGGTGCGGATAGGTATCTCGAGCTTTTACATAGTGACGTAAAAATGTTATTAACGTTTGACTCTATCCCTAGCAAGAAAGAGGCTGAAGAAAGGGCGCACGACTTAGCGCTTTTGGCTGCCTTTTTTGAGGTTGGCGGCGATGACATGAGATAGATAAGAGCTAAAAACAATCAGTCACTTTTTAACCAGCACATAAGGAAGAGGTCGTTTTTTAAGCGGCCTTTTTTTTACTTTTTTTATGCACAACGAGTTGACATATAACAACTCGTTGCGCATAATAACAAACATCAGAGCAAACAACGCAACCAAGGAGAGAAATATATGATATCTGCATTTCACGAAATAGGCGCGTACAGAGGACAGAGAAACCCTATTTCGCTGTCAAAGCAACTAACGCAAGCCATGCAAACGAGCGGAGAGATTTGTGTTGCTGACAGGCCAATTGGCGCGTTTGGCTGTATTGTCGGCGGGGAGTGCAGAAGAGTATTTGACACTGACGTATGGTCTTACGTCAGAGGTGACGGAAAGAGAGACACGGAAACGTGGTATTGCTACGAAGATACAGTCCCCAACTCTCAAAAAGAGTTTGAGAAATTTTGCAAAGAAGCAAAAAGCGAAAGGCGGTATCACTCTAGCTATTTACAGTTTAAAGAGGCAGATTTGAAAATTAACTTCGGCGCGGCTGGCAAAGCAGAGCTAGAGTACAAGTTGACAGATTCAATCTTAAAAACACATTTTAAAGAGCTGATGAGGCTAACTATGTGTTATGACAGCTACAAAAAAACGGGGTACATAACCGACAAATCTGTTTCTAAATTTAAAGCGCTGGTTGAAAAGATAGAAAAAAGCGACGCTAAAAGAGCTAAGGCGTCACACTCAAAAACTAAAGCGAGCGCTAAAAAAAGATACGCATCTAAATGCGATCATGGCGACTTAGGATCCATGGGACACATCCACGGCACTATAGTAAAATGCGATCACTGTGGCCAAATGGCCGAAGTCTGGTAGCAACCCAGCAGAAAACTACATTGATCGAGATTTGGCGAGATTTAGCGTCACTAGTCAGGAAGCATAATCAAGAGAAAGCATAAACAAAAGGAGGTAGGTTAATGTGTGATGTTACATGCCCTTTCTGTGAGCACATTTACGGAAACGAAACGATAAAAAGCAGAGGAGCGTAATCTCTTTTTACTGGACCGTTACGTTTTGGAACTATTATGCATCCGGTGCGCGTAAGAAAAAGTACACTATAGGGGATGAGCCGATAGCCATATTCGGCTCTGAATAACATAATCGTTGAATAGGACGGGGCAATATGAATATAGAGCTATCAGAAAACACGATGACAAAGTCTGGGCGCGTGCTTTATCAAGTGCGCGCAGTCAGTGACTTTTGGGGGGTGAGTAAGGGTGCTATGGGCGGCTACGTGGAAAGCCTGGACTCTCTAAAAAATGGCGCTTGGGTCGATAAAGGCTCAGTAGTTTTTAGGGAGGCGTCGATTCACGACGGAGAAATTCACGGCGGTGATATATACGGCGGTACGATTCACGGCGGCTATATTTACGGAGGTACGATTCGCGGAGGTACGATTCACGACGGCTATATTTACGGCGGCGAGATTACAGGCGGTACGATTTACGGCGGCAGTATTTACGGAGGTACGATTCACGACGGTTTGATTCACGGCGGCGAGATTAACAACGGAGAAATTCACGGCGGAGTGATTCACGGCGGCCATATTCACGGCGGAGTGATTGCAGGCGGCAATATTTACGGCGGCTATATTTACGACGGCTATATTTACGACGGTGATATATACCGAGGAGAAATTCACGGCGGCGTGATCGAAACAGAAAATCACATAGGGTTTTCTAACGTCGGATCAAAAAACGCATATCTCTTTGCGTACGTAATTGATAATCAGATAACTATATCAAGGGGGTGCTTTCACGGATCGATAGACGAGTTTTACGACAAAGTCGAAAGGGTGCATGGCAGCAATAAGCATGGAGTGCTTTATAAAGCGCTAAGACCAATCATCGAAATGAAACTTAACGAATTCACAAAAGGAGAGTAATTGTTATGAGTAAAAAGATCAGCAGAGAGGATTACATAAAAGCTAACGGCAAGAGTAGGGGAGCAAGTCTCGCGCTTACTATACTTTTCGGTCCACTGGGGTTAATGTATTCATCCCCGATTTTGGGCGCAGTGCTGACGGTAGCAGCATTGCTGCTACTGTCTACAGTAGTCGGGCCTGTAATTATCTGGATAGCGTCGATAATTATAGGCGATCACTGCACACACAAGGTAAACAACAAAGTAAAAACTGATTTTGAAATTTTAATGAGGTGAAAAATGGGCGAGCATACTATATATGGATATAACGCGGCGCTTAAAGAGGTGTTAAAAATTATAGACAACACAGTAGCCACTACAGACAGTACAAAAACGGCACTCGACGTGCTCAAGGAGGTAAAAAGCGAAGTGAAGGCGATACGGTACAGGCACGGAGATCAGGACATAGGCGCAATGGATAAGCGCGGATTATCTAAATGAGAGTAGCCGCAGCGCTTGTACTACCTCTGGCTCTAAGCGCATGCTTAGAGCCTAGGGTGGTAGAAGTGGAGAAAATAGTAGAGGTTGAAAAAAGGATTGAGGTGGCCTATTTTGTAGATGGAGGCTATACACCGAAACCGAAAGAAATACCGGTACGAGACGCTTACAAAGAGCTACAACAGAGGATCAGGAAGGCGGAGTCAATGTATGGATGCGAAGAAATGCCGAAGATTTATTAGCTTATTGGGTCTTAGCGCGGCAACTGTTATTGTTTTTATAACAGTTGTACCGGCAGCGGGGATTGTTTTTATATTCGATGAGGAGAGAGAGTGTGGTAAGCGAAAGCGAAGATGATAGACTGGAAAAAAAAAGACTCTCAGCAAAAGAGAGTATGCAGAGGACTAGGAGCCGACGAAAGCAGGAAGCTAAAAAAAAAGGTCTGGTAAGATTGAATCTAAACGATGTTTACGTAAAAAAGGAGACAAAGGAGGCTGTTCTAAATCTGATTAAAAAGAGTGAGACTAAATGTAAGGGTTAGCGGCGATATTGAGAGAGAGTGTTAAACTAAGTTTGGCGACCATGTGTGAACACTCTCCCAATCCATTGCTTTTCCCGTTAACCGATCACAGGGTGATTAGCAATGCCATAAGTATAGCAGCTACGCCTGATAGTTGGAGTTTTTTTTTGGTTTGAATGTTTCACAAGGTGAAACTATAGTTATTAACTACCCGCAAAAAAGAGGTTTAAGATATATGATGAGGGATAAAAACAGGCTAAGGCTTGTACAGCTAATGAATCAAGCGTCACTAACAAATAGGACTTGCGCGCAAATTATGGGTGTGAGTGTATCCGCGGTATCAAAATGGCGCGCACAGAACGTAGAGCGCAGCATTAGTGATAGAGATTTAGAGTATTTACAGTACAAACTCAACAGAAAATAAGGTAAACAGGGGGTGGAGAGTGGAGCAGCAAAAGGGATTTTTGTTAGAGCACGATGGAACAATAACTATAGCGACAGGAAAAAGAGTAGATTCTAAAACTTGGAAAAATGAAATAATAAAAATATCAGAACTATCAAAAAGGCTTTCGCAGCCAGTTTTAACAAATGAGACTTTCACAGAATATAAATCGATGGACAGAGAGAGCCGCGCTACTTGCAAGGATCACGGCGGCTACGTGGGTGCATCAGTCAAGCACAAAAGTAGAGCGAAGGATAATATACAATCGCGCTGGATAATAACCTTGGATTTAGATCACGTAAAAAAAGAGGACAACATATATGAGAAAATCCAAAAACTAGATTTTGCTTACACTGTACATTCCACGCATTCGCACAGCGTAGAAGAGCCTCGGCTAAGGCTTATAGCTTATACTGATAGGTGTATGCTGTCTAACGAATATCAAGCAATTGCGCGAGCAATTGCTGGTACAGTGGGCATAGATCATTTTGATGATACGACATATGATATTAATAGGCTAATGTTTTGGCCTTCGAAATCGCAAGACGGTGCCTGGTATTATCAGCATGAGGACCAGAAACTTTTACAAGTAGATAAGTTTTTAGATAAATTTTACGGAGGTGCGGGCGCCTGGAAAGATGTTACTAAGTGGCCAAAGTCGTCGCGGCAGGTAACAAAAATTAGGACGGGGTTAGAAAAAGCTTCGGACCCAAAAACTAAAAATAACATTGTCGGAGCATTTTGCAGAGCTTATGATATACATTCTGCTATATCTGAGTTTTTACAAGACGTTTACGAGCCGACGCAAAACGGACGATACACGTTCCTGGGAGGTAGCAGCGTAAACGGTGCGGTGACATATAACGATACTTTTATGTATTCAAATCACGAGAGCGACCCAGCGAGCCAGCAACTATGTAACTCGTTCGACCTTGTTAGACTGCATCTTTTCGGGAGTAAAGACGGGAGCACAACGGCGACGGAGTCTACAAAAAAACCAAGTTTTAGAGCAATGGTTGATTTTCTCGACGGTAACGAGTACGTCGCGGGGCAGATGATAACCGTTAAAACCGTTGAATTTAAAGAGCTGGGATTTGATGATAACGAGCCGATCGTTGACGAGGATTCAAAAAATTCAAAATGGCAAGCCAGAATACAGCGTAACGAGCTAGGAAAAATCAAGAGCACGCAATTTAACGCAGACATACTTTCAACTCACGACCCCGTACTAAAAGGTAGGGCTTTATATAATGAGTTTACATCGCGTGTAGTGAAAAAATGTAGCGATGAGTGGAGCGACTACGACACGACAGTTTACCAGCATTACCTGGGCGAAAAATACGATGTTGATTTTGGCGTAGATAAAATGGATCGAGCTATCGATTTTGCTGCGAGGAAGAATTCATTTCATCCAATCAAAGACTTGATTGGGGGTGTGGAATGGGATGGGGTCGAGCGGTTAGATACACTTTTTATAGACTACTGGAAAACTGAAGATAACATTTATTACAGAGAGATAGCCAAAAATTTTTTAATAGCAGGATGTAGACGCATACAGCGAAAACTTGGATACAAATTTGATTATGCCCCGGTTATCGAGGGGCCGCAAGGGCTCGGGAAAACCACTTTTATAATAGAGCTTGCTTTCGGCGAGTACTACTCGACGCTCGACAGCATCGAGCCTGCACGAGCTGTGGAGTGTCTAAGCGGATCGCTGGTGGCTGAAATCAGTGAACTATCAGTTATGAACGCTAGCGATCTGGAAGCGCAAAAGAAGTTTATGTCCGACACGTTTACACGCGTGCGGCTTGCATATGATCGTAGGCCTGAGCGCTATTTTAAGCAGTGTGTTTTTGTTGGGACTACTAATAAAAGTGAGTATCTTAAAGATCCGACGGGGAATAGGAGGTGGTGGCCAGTTATACCAGGGCTAAAAGCTGGGCAGTTCTGGGATTACGAAAAACTGAAATCAGAACGGCTACAAATTTGGGCGGAGGCGTGGAGCAGAGCTGAGGGCGACGAAGAGACCGAGCTAACATCGGCAGCTAGAGAGATAGCAGTTAGTTTACAAGATGCGGCGCGGGAGTCTGACGACTGGGAAGGGCGCGTTGAGGCGTGGCTAAGAGAAGAGGCAGCGGTTAGGAGATACGACAGCGCAGAGTTAATACCTTCTCCAAATCTTACAGCCCCGAGAGATAAAGTTTGTTTGGCTGAGGTCATGGCTGATTGTCTTTTTATAACACGGCCAACAGTCGGTGAAACAAATCGATTAAAACGAGTTATGCGAGTTTTGGAAGACCGGCACTGCTGGACTAAAAAATCGATGCGTTTCGGTGTACGTTTCGGGACGCAACGCGGCTGGGTTTTGGCATAGCTGGAGGAGTTTATAGGGCGTTATTTGTTCAAATTTAGATAAAATCGCAGATTACAATTTGTGCATAATATCAAAAACCACCGAGAGGTGGTTTTTTTTTAGGCGTTACAAAAATGTTACGGGTGTTACAAAAGTTCAATAAGTGTACAAAAAGGGGGTGTTTTTGGTATGTTTATTGAGCAAATGGCGTTACAAAAATGTTACAGAAATTAATTCTGTAACACCAGGCCACTATATTGATATCGCATGGTTACTTTTTAGGCGTTAACAAAACTGAAAAGTGTAACACTTTTGTGACACTTTTGTAACGCCGTAAGCCATTGATATACATGGGAAAATCAAAGAAGTGTTAACAGAATTACAAAAGTTACAACAAAAAAACTATTTAAAAAAGTTATTTTTTTATTTTAAAATATAGCTGTTTTGTATATATAATATACAAAATATTGGTTTTGCATAATAAAAAAAAAATAAAAAAAACTTTTTTTGGCTTAAAGTTTCAAATTCCCGAATTTTGTTAACACCAGATTTTTTTGACATTCGATCGTATTTGTGTATACACAGAACGGTCGATCTTTCGGCTATTTAAAATGCAGCACTCAAAAAATGGTATATAATTAGTTTTGTAAAAAAGTTTATGCGAGTTTTTTTTTGTGTTTAATTTTGAAGATTTTGCAGGACCAGCAGGCGGCGCGTTAGCTGTTGCATTTGCAACGGGCGCGGCAGCGGGTTGGGGGTTTGCGGAAAAAACGGTTATGAGATGGGCTAAAAAAGAGATTAAGGCTTTGGGCGATCTGACGAAAAAGCAGGAATTAGATTGTCATGATAAAATTTTAGAGCTGAAGCGGTTTTTTGATATGTTAGATGAACAGTACAAGGAGAGAATATCGAAACTCGAGAAGCGGCTTAGTCACTTGGAGAGTTAGCGTAGTTGTATGATTTGGTATGAGGTGGACGGTAGAACTATCGTTGCTAGTATTAACAAAGTGGCCTCAACCTCGATAGCAGAGGCGCTTGTTGGTTGTAATCGACTAACGAATCATAGGGCAGAGCTTTATGATAAAAGGGTAATGTGGATTAGAGAGCCGATTGAGAGATTGTATTCTTGCTGGCGGTTTTTGAAAACAACAGGCTCGCAGTTAGCGACAATGCCGGATCTTCGGAGTTATGAACGTTTTGTAGATTACATTTTAAGGATACCTGACACACATTGGACGCCTCAAGCAAATTTAGTGACACATCAAGATAGATTTATACCAACCGTTGTTTATAGTTTTAAAGCGATAGGTGATACCTTTTCCAGGTGTACTGGGCGAAAACTGGGTAAGTTTAATGTAAGTAGTAATATTGAATATGATAAAAGATATCGTTTAGATGATCTTAAAGAATTTTATAGAGAGGATTTAAGGCTTTGGCATTTGGCGGTACGGTAACAAGTAGAGGACACGGCCAGATAAATTATTCAGGTACTACTGGGGACGTTGGCGACACTTTTACTCCTGCCGAAGATGATATTATTCTGGTAATAGTTGCTAACTCAAGCTCCACTGGTTCGGTTACTTCTATGACTGCCTCTAATTGGAATATTACGTTCAGTGAGGTAACTGGTTCCCCTTGGGGTGGGCAGGCAAAAAGGCTTGGGCTTTGGGTCGGTCGTGTTGGCGCGTCGCCTACATCAGATAGAGTTACAGCTAATCGTTCAGGTATGATTACTCGTTCAGGGTTTTATATAGTTCAAATTTCAGGTTGCAAAACAGATGGAACGCCGGAAAGTGTTTTAGAGCAAATCAGTTCGCTATATGAGGCTTATCAAGGGGGTGGTAGTCCTATAACTATAGATACTCTGTCCTCTTTTCAGACAGACTCGCTAACTTTCTGTTTTGGGCTTTACGGTAAAGGCGGCGCTACTTGGACTACCCCTTCCGGCTATACAGGATTTATTGATGATGATACTTATTCATTGTCTGTTATTGCAGTTTATAATACAGCTGAGGATACTACACCCAACCTTGAGTATTCCAGTCTTCCTACTTATGAGTATGTAGACGCCATAGCGCTAGAGATCAGATCAGATTCAGGCGGTGCAGGTTCGGTTGTGCCTATAATCATGTCAAACTTAAATCAATTTAATGGAGGAATAATTAAATGACTCATTCTAGCGAACAGACTTGGGGAGTTATGAGTAATAGGGTTTCGGGTGTTTGTGATAATGTTCTTACTGCTTTAATTAGTGCAGAGGAAAATTATCAGGATATGCTTGAAGTTTATTCTTGGGCTGGCAGTACAGATACCCGATTTGCTAATCTTCTTTTTGCAGGTGATCCAGATTTAACGACAGCAACACAAGACGAAATAGATAAGGCCACAGATTTGAAAGATGCAATGGTTGCAGTTCATCAGTTGTATCAGGCTATGACTAATGTTGCTGTAACAACTTCAGATAGGGCCGCATCTCTTCGCCGCATGAGCTAAATTAAGTATTAAGGATTAATTTGAATTTAATAAATTTGGTGCTGCTATGATTTTGAAATCTGGATCTACTGATGTATCTTGCGTGATACGTATTATAGACTCTACTGACGGTACGCCAGAAACTGGAGTTGAGCACAATAGTACTGGGATCGATTTGTGGTATCGGCGTGACGTTGACCCAGGTAGCACACCTCTTGCTAAAGTTCCAATCACGGAAGCGGCTTTAGCATCGCTTACTACAGCGCATGCGGATGGTGGTATAGAGCATATTGGTGATGGTTATTACCGTTTAGATTTGGAGGATGCAGCTGTTGCGGCAGGTGCGGTGGGCGTTATGATAGGCGGTACTGTAACCGGCATGATTGTAATTGGAACTTATATTGGGTTAGTCGATTATGATCCACAAGACTCTGTTAGGTTGGGGATTACAGCTTTACCTAACGCGGCAGCGGACGCAGCAGGTGGGCTACCAATTTCTGACGCTGGCGGCTTAGATTTAGATTCGAGGCTGGATGCTGATATATCAAGTAGATTAGCTCCTACAGTTGCGTCAAGAACGCTGGATGTAACAGCAACGGGCGCGGCGGGGATAGACTGGGGTAATATCGAAAATAAGGCAACAGCTAATGATTTGAGCGCTACTGATATTCAGCTATGCGATTTAGTAACAGCTAATACTGATATGCGTGGCACAGATAGTGCTGCGTTAGCGTCAAATTGGACAGCAACTAGAGCAGGATATGTGGATAATCTTAACGGGCATACTGCACAAACAGGAGATTCTTTTACCCGCATCGGCGCTGCAGGAGCGGGGCTAACAGATATGGGCGGTATGAGTTCGGCGATGAAAGCAGAGGTTAATTCCGAAGTGCTTGATGTTATTAATGCAGACACTTTCGCGGAACCTGGCCAAGGCGCACCAGGTGCAACCGTTTCTTTAGCAGCGAAAATTGGATATCTCTATAAAGCTTGGCGTAATAAATCCACTATGACCAGCACTACTTATTCACTTTTTGCTGATGATGCGTCTACAGTGGATCAAAAGGCAACGGTAAGCGACGACGGGACGACGGCTACAATTAACGAAAAAGCAAGTGGTCCATAAAAATGGCTATAGATACGAGAGCAAAACGTTTTTCTATGCTGAACTTTTCGTGGGTGCCTTCGGTCGTGCTTTTTGAAGCTGATTCTACAGTAGATGCGGATGATAAGTCTCACATGTTGAATTTATATTCTGGTATTTCTCTCGATAATCCTGCGGCGGCAGTGGGGCAGAGATCGAGGTTACTTTTATTGGGGGTAGGTCAGTAATGGTTGATAATGTGGAGCTTTCAAGCGGCAGCGGTGGCGCGACTGTAAAGACGGACGACGACGGCACGGCGCATTGGCAATATGTTAAAATCGCGTATGGTGCAGACAATACACAAACGCGAGTAACGACAGCGGCTCCTCTTCCGGTAGATCTCAGGACCGATAATTTAGCCGGTAATCTCGATGTTAATATTGCGGCGCAAACGTCTGACATAACAATTGCAGACGGCGGTAATACTATAACAGTAGATGGCACGGTAACTGCTAATCTTAGCGCTACAGATAATTCTGTATTGGATCAAATAGAGGCTAATACAAGTTACGGAGATAATACAGGCGGTGGCGCTGAGGCTGGATGTTTGCGTGTCACTCTTGCTAATGATTCAACCGGAGTTGTTAGTATTGATGATAATAATGGCTCGATTACTGTAGATAGCGCTGATTTAGTAACGCTTGCGGGTGCTGTTAGTGGCTCAGAAATGCAGGTTGATATAGTCAGCGCGCTACCAGCCGGTGCAAATGCGATAGGTAAGTTGTCTTCAAACTCTGGAGTAGATATTGGTGATGTAGACGTTACATCCGTTATTCCTGGCACCACTTCTGCAAGCCTAGGCAAAGCGATAGATAGCGTTGTCGGCGCTACCGATACAGGTATCTTACTACTCGGCAAGCATCAGGAGGACCAGGTTCATTTGTCCACCTCGGATGGTGATTACGACGCTTTGACCATCGATTCGTTGGGCTCTTTGCACGTTAACGCTGAGGCTCACCATATTTTTGATGAGCTCGGCGCCACTACGGGCTGGTCCGCTTTAAGTAATGATACATTAAATCTGGCGACCACGACAAAACACGTGATGGGTATTCTCGCGCTTACATTTGATAAAGTCAATGGAGCCGCAAATACCGCGCTAGCGGGTATACAAAAAACACTAACGTCTACGGATTTAGGGGATGTTTCGCCGCATGATATTTTGCAGAGCTCTTTTTATATACCCGATTTAACAGATGTTAGTTATGTATTTTTGAGGCTTGGCACCGACTCGTCTAATTATAATGAGTGGAGGCTAGATGCGTCTACATTGACAGCTGGAGTTTTCGAGACTGGTGCGCTAACGATCGGCGACGCTGATTACAACGGGATAACAGGCAACGGAATGAACTCCTCTGCTGTCTCATACATAGCGCTCGGCGTTGCGTTTAATGCTGAGACAGACACGCTAGCAGGCATTGTATTTGATCAAGTCAGCTATCATACAAACCAGCATACATCAACCTCCATAAATTCAGAGGTCTCCTCTTCTGTATCGTCTGCTAATGTAAATATTAATAAAATAGGTAATAAAGTTGTAAACACGGAGGCGGGGAATGTCGCTACTGGTACGCAGCGTATCACTATTGCGACTGATGACGCTAATTTGTCAGCTATTAAAACAGCTGCTGAACTCGTTGACGATTGCGTTTATGTAGATGATGCGGATTGGGTAGCGGCCAGTTCTAAACATGCTTTGATTGGCGGCGTATATTCTTCATCGCCCAGAGCTGTTACGGATGGAGACACGGCGCCGCTTGCTATTGATGTTAACGGACACGCGATAACTAGCGCACATGCCGCATCTGTTGTGCTGTCTGATAATGTTTCTAATACTGCAAATTTAATGGTTGATGAAGCGGACGCTTTTATGGGCTCGGCCACATTCGGCTATATGTTTGATGGTTCAGCGTGGGATCGTTTGCGCGGCGACGCAGTTAATGGTTTAACTGTAAACCTTGGTAGTAATAATGATGTAATTTTGGGTGTGAGTGCTTCTGGTGGTGCCGCGTCTTATCGTAATTTAGATGTAGATGAAACAGAGGACGAGGTAAAAGGCACAGCGGGACAAATTTATTGGTTGCATGCCATGAACGCGACAGCTGCACCTTTATACCTTAAAATTTATGATGCAACAGCGGCAAGTGTTGTTGTTGGTACGACTGCGCCGAAGCATACCTTTATGATACCTACGGCTGGTGATACTAATGGGGCTGGGTTTAATTTATCAGTACCGAACGGTATAGAGTTCGGCACAGCAATAACGGTTGCATGTACAACGGCGCTAGCTGATGCTGATACAGGTGCGCCTGGTGCTAATGCATTAGTATTAAATATGGGGTATGCGTGATGTTGTTGATGTTTATTAGTAATTTAGGAATGGGTGCAAGCGGTGCGGCTGTTGCTGCACCAAGCCACAGTGTCGGTGTTAAATCCATAATCTATGCCACAAAAGGCGTGAGAAGCGGGGTTTAGATGACAGTTAAGCAAAACGAGTCAGGATTTACTTTGCGTGTGGCAGCGTGTTTTGATATGTCGAGCAACACAGAGATAACTTTAGTTATTCGCAAGCCTGACGGTTTTAAGCTAACTAAAACACGTACTGGTGGTGATGTTGTGTTAGGTCTGGTTAACGTTACGGACCCAGACCTTGGGGCGCTTCTTGCAAATCAGTATGTTGAGTATAATGTAGAGGTCGGCGTTTTGGATTTGGTAGGTGTCTACTCAGTAGAGTTAAAGTACGAGGATAGCGCGTCATCTGAATTGTTGTATGGAGGCACTGTTCAGCTTGAATCTGTTAGAAACGTAGATGATTAGATTAGATATTGATGGTGATTTAGAAAAGTTTGAAAGCACGCTTAATACATTCAAGAAGCGTGCTGGTAAGTTTATTGTAATGAATACAATAAATGATACCTTGTTTGATCTTCGCGAAAAGAGCGTTAAGCAGGCGGTTAAACAGATAGATAAGCCTGCACGTTTTACTCTAAAAGGCTTTCGTGTTAAAAAGGCTAAAGTTTCTAGCTTGTCTGGTAGCGTATATATAACGCCGCAAGTTTCTAAGTATTTATCAAAGCTGATTTTAGGTGGCGTGCATTCAAAGTCTGATAAGCCTCTTGTTGTACCCGTCAATGCTCGGCTTAACAAGTATGGCAATATACCGGGGCTTAGAGGTGGGAAGAAAATAGATTCGTTGATCCAGGGCAAGCGGACATTTGGCATGAGCAGGAGAGGTTTTGATGGGCCGCCAGGGATTTGGCGTCGGGTAAATCGTAACAAAAAGTTAAAAACAGTTATTTTGTTGCAGGATAGGCGAGTAGTGAAGAAGCAATTTTATTGGTATGAAATGCTTAATAGTAGCGCGTCTAAAATATTTAATCGCAATATGCGTAGGTATATCAAAAAAGAGATCGCTTATATTGAGACACGGAATAAAGCGAGCTGAGGTTTTGCTTATCGGCGGCGATGCGATGATGGCGATCAGGTTGGATGGTGAGTTGGGTGATGTCGATTTTCTTTTGTGGTTGGTTAATGCGTGGCCGCATAAGACAATTAAATCCGTGAGGCTCTTAACATGAGTAGAATTCATGATGAATTGTTTTGGTTGCTGTGGTTGGTTAAAAAAGGTACTAGGATGATGCTTCAGAGTGGGTAGTTCCGCGAGA